TAGATAACTCGATAGCCCCCACACTAGTGTGAGGGCGTACCGATGTCAGGCTTAATTAGTCGTTAACGACTGTTGCAGATTGACGTGCTGTCTTTCCGCCTGAACGAACTGCAGTCTCGATTGTTGCTGCTGAGTAGTCGTTCATTGTTCCGTGTGCGAACTCGCCAAGGAATGTTGGTGCTTCAACCCATGAGGCTGATCCGACGTGTGCACGCTCTGAAAGAGTCTCTGCAGCAGTCTTCTGCCAAACTGGGGCATTGCGGTTTGGACGTCCTGGCATTGTTGCTTGACCAGAAGCCATACCCTTTTCAAAGTCGTTTGGAACATCAGTATCTGTAGCGATACCCTCTTCAAAACGAAGTGGTCCACGGCGAACAGCGTTGTCTGCTCCCTTGAGTTCGTAGTTCTGAGGAGAACGCTCTGGGAAGCGTGGTGCTGGTGAAATTGTCATTCTTACTCCTTAAGGATGTGTTATAGGAAGGCCTATTCCTAGGCAATAGTTTCCACCCTTTTAGGAACAAAATGTTGTTTAACTAGAAAAAAGGATTACTAGCAACTACTACTTCTGGCATCACTAACTCTTGGGTAAGTGAACAAGCGATAGCCAAAGAGTCAGCAAAGTCGTCATGAGAGTAAGCCTCATCGGGAGCGGCGGCAGCAAAGTTTGGTCCTTTATAGGTAACTTCAAGGTCTGTCATTTGCTGGTAAAAGCGCTTCCAAGTACGAAGTCTACGGGTTTTTGCATGGGCAGGCCAAGTGATCATTTTACGTTGAATCAAAGCCTGTAGGTGCTTCCACCTCTTGGACTGCTCACTTGGGCTAGATGTTAAGGCTACTACCTCAGACCGAGGCATAAGTAGTTTTAGGCGCTGGGCTACTGCGTCTCCTACACCGTTGCCGTCTACACCGACAGCAAGCACATCGTAGTTCTGTAGGAAGTTTACAATTTGAAAATATTGCTCTTCCCAATCATCGCCCTGCATCTCTAGCCAGTTGAGGATTCTGTGTTCAAAGTAACCAAACTCATCGGGGCGTTCCCAGTCAACGAATACAACGGTTACGACTGTTGAGTCAGTTTTACGCGCTGGGTCAATACCTACTACTACAGGTGTCTTGTGCCATGACTTTACTAACTCGGCAGATGTGTCTCCCAAGTCATCCATGATAGTAGAGGTAACAAACATGCCTCGTTCAAGAAGCCACTTACAGTTGTGTGATGCAAGACCCTCTGCGATAAAAGTTTTAGTCGTAGTCTCAAGAGCAACAACTTCTTTTTCTCCAATAAAGGTAACTGAGGCTACTTGGGGGTGCTCAAAGTCCTGTCCCACAAAATCATGGCGACCGATAGAGCCGAACGATTTAAGGTCTACTTTCTTAAGAAGTCTCTCGGGACGAATCTGACCTAAGAATCTAGACACCTCTGCTCGACCTCCAGCGATGTGAAGAACCGTTACATCATTATTGGTCCCTGTCTCATGGCGTTCCCAGTATTTAAATCCTAATTCGTCTAAGAACACTCTCACTCTACTAAGCATTACGTTGTCACGTTGAGAAAACCCAAGTACTGCTTGACGAGAGAAGTGCCCCTCTCCGTCAAAGGCTGCGGACAGGTAGCCTGTGCGGTAGTCATCAATGTGCTCCCATGTATCAAACACCTTAAAGATACGGTCGGTGGAAGTTAATTCATCTGTTCGCTTCCATACGGTGCGACGACCTGCGGTAGATACTAGCCATAGGTGACCGTCAGAGGCTTTAACCTCAGTTCCGTCAGATAGGTAGATACTGTAAGTAGGGCGCAATATGCGTTCGACTCTAGTAACGGTAGTGTCACGTATCTTACGATGTGCGCCTTTTATTTGAGACTCTTCATCAAAACCTACTAAAACATCCCCAACTTTTACTGAGCCTATCTCCACATAGCGCAGATCCTCAGTAAGTACCCTAGTGTCTGGAGTAAGGCAGTTGTACGACATCTGAAATTCATCGGAGTCCTCACCAACACGAAGCATCTCTTTTCTAATGAACTTTTCGTAGTTTGCTTGGATTTTTGCAACGTCTTTCCAATCCCATTGAAAATGGTTTTGACGTGCGTTACGGGTTGTTTGACGGCGCTTATTAAGTTGAATAGACCTATAGAAGTTGTTCTTAGAAGTAGTAGGTGTTCCAGTCTTAACCATAGTACCTGCGTAGTACGCAAGCATTGGAGAAATAGACTTTGATACAACGAAGTCGTCTGCTTCTTGGCACTCATCAATGACAATGAGATGGAACGATTTAGACTCAATCTTAGCGCGTGGGTTAGCGGTCATCATTGTTATTGTAGAGCCAGACTTCTTTAACTTGATTTGACGAGTTACTCCGCCTACACGGGCTGCACTGTCGTCGATCTCTGGATCTCCCAAAATCTCCAGTGCCCGCTCTGATGTAAGGCGTGTAACAGTACGACCAAAGAGTGTTTCTGCCTGACCTTCGGTAGGAGCAAACAGGCCTACCCAAATACCATCTTTAAACTTACCCAACAAGTCAGGGTACAACTTCGCTAGACGAGGAAGGAGGATCATAAGCGTTGCTACCGTGTCAGCAACTGTCTCTGATTTACCAGATTGACGAGAGGCTAGTGCGGTTATCTCTTCACCGTCATTGATGATTACGGACTCAATAATACGACGAGCCAATGGCTTTTGATAAGGGTGCAGGTCATGTCCAACAAGAACCTTTAGAAAGTCCATGATCTTTTCGATCAGTTTATTGACAAACTCCTGTGACAGTTCATCCAACTCAACTTGTGAATCACCTTCAACAGGCTTATCTTCCTCGTTGAGATAGAACTCAGGGTTTATCTCTTGAAACTTTTCCTCGTCGTAGTTTTCCATAATTACAGTGTATGCTCAGATCTCTTTTTAAGTTCCTTAGCGATGGCATAAAAGGCTTCAGCACCCATCAGCACTTCTTCAAGGTCGTCTTTACTCTGTTCCCTTTGCCATATCGTAATATGTCGACCAATGGTGTGCATCGACTGTTCCATCCACATTATTAATTCTGGCGTAGAGATCTTCGAGACTCTCTTCTCCACTTTCGTCTGGGGCTGGTGTCCAGCCTGCTTCTTCAGTGAAATCATCGTATGTTACTTCCCTTACTCCAAGTAGTTCTTCAACTTCTTCTTGTTCCTTTACCCCAGTCCACTTGCCGAATACTAGTGCCTTGTAACGGGGCAGTCTCAGTATGAGTGGGGTTGCAGATCGGTAAGGCTCTTCAGATTCTTGAGTCCAACCACGGGTTGTAACTTTTTTTTCCCAGTTATACGGGAAAGATGTGTACTGAATGAACCTTTGTTTTCCGATATTAATGAGCCGATTCTTGTGCATTTATCTCCGCTTGGTATTTAGTGGCTTAAATTTAGCACCTTTAGAGTGGATCTGTGAACTTCGGGCAACTTTATAGAACGCTTTACGAGCAGTCGCTGAGATCTGAGACACGTCAGCCAATCCTCGTGGATGAAAGTCAAGGTACTTGTAAATGTATTGGCCTTTAGATACGCGTGTTTTAAATGCTGTCCACTCTGTGGGTGTTACTTCGTAATAGTTGTAGAAGGTTCCGTCTCTAAAAACAACGGTGATCTTCTCTTCTTCAGCATCATAGCCTGCGGCTACTGTTCGAGGGCGCTCATGGTTGGTTGTTGAGGTTGGTACAACCGTAAGTGGAGCAGGGCGCTCGTCTTCGTCTAACTGCGCACCGATCGCTCCTGGGATTAACGGGTTTTCTTCACCGTTGGTAACATCTTCCCATTGACGTTGGTACGACAAGGCTGTTGGCATACCCGCCATGTTGTTGTACTCAACTTGGCCTTCATAAAAGTTCATAGTGTCTTTAAGTCCCAGTATCTCTGTGTACTCACCGAACTCTGCCTTTTGAGACATTGTTGGTAGGTTAGAGAATGGGTTATCAACGCCTGTGATCTGAGATATGCCTGCAGTTTGACGTGGGCCAAACCCGTAAAACTGACCTAACTGTTCTTGGGCAGACGGAAGCGCCATGCGGGTTTTCCGCATAGCGCTACCACCTGTTGGACGCTTGTTAGGCATTAGATCCTATTAGGCAAATGGTGTGATTGTAATCGCAGCACCTGCTGAGATGCTAGAAGCACCTGCAGCAACGCTTTGAGTCTTAATTGTTCCAGACAAGCCTGCGGCTGTTCCTGAAAGTCCTGTAAGAGACAAAGAAGTTGTAGGGGTTGTTCCAACTACAAGTGTGTTGGTAGTTGTAGACGAATCTACAAGCCATGTTCCATTTGCTGTTGCATCTACAGAGGCTACGACAACAAGTTGACCTGCTGAGAAGCCGTGTGAAGTAGATGTAAGAGACAATAGGTGTGAACCTGATGTACGACTTGCAGCGGTAACTGTCTTTGGAGAGTTAGTTGCTGCTCCTGCTGTTGTTACTGTCATCTCAACATCTTGGAGTGTGTCGAGCGCGACGGCTGTAGTCAAGCCAATAACAGAAGGAACTGTGATGTAGTCAACTCCACCTGATTGAGTTCCTGAAGTGTTTGGAGTATAAAGTGGGAAACCATTCCATGCATCTTCTGCAATGTTGTGGGTGTCCATACCGTAGGTAAGTTTTGATCCTACAGGACGAACGTCATTTGGTTGAAGAGGCATGTTGCCCCATACAAAGTCAACTGCAACGTTTCCTGAAGAATCGAGGAGGTGACCATCATTATTTGTAGCCATTGTTAAATCCTTTCACAATCATGATTGGTTAATTCGGTCTCTAGAAGTACTTCTTCGCAGTCGCGACATCTGAAGAAGCGTATGTTGTCTAATCCTACGTGTAGTGAGTCGTGGTGTTGTTCCTCGTATTCCATCCTAGGTTGGGCTAGAACTTCGGGTGGAAACGGTCCTCTAGGGCTGTGCGCTACCGATGGTACAGCATGACCCTGCACCGCGAACTTGCGAATGAGACCCATTTTATTCGGCCTTCTTTGGCGCTGCTTTCTTACGAACTTTTTTCAGTTCTTCTTCAGGTTTCTCAACGATAGCCTCAATGCGTTCTTCTGCCTTTTCTAGCGCAGAAGGTTCTTTCTTCTCAGTAACTGCTAGTGCTGCAATAGCAGAGGCATTATCTTGAGCATGATCATCTGTTGTAGGGATCAAGTTCGCGCTTTTACGATCTTTTAAGAACGCAGGAATGTGTTTGCCACAGTAATAAATGGCATGACCTTTAGTGACACTATAGATAAAATGAGACTTGCTATCGCAGTTAGCGCACTTCATGGGTACTGCTCCAATCCTAATGCCACATCGTATCCTCCGTGGACAGGTCCTTGACCGTATGATGTGTTGGGCATAATCTTATCGAATTCTGCTTTTTGTTCAGGTGAAACGTCTGGATGTTGTGCTGCCATGTTTGCAGCAGTCCAAAAAGCAGGTGGATACATGCCGAAGTTTCTGAGGATTTGACCGTTAGTAACAGTTACTGGTTGATCAGCCGTCTTAATAGCAAAGTCCAACATGTGCTGGTCTTGCGCAGTTAGCGGTGGGTGCTTGGTGTTATAACCAGCAAAGAAGTGGTTATACGAGTCATCGCTGTACTCGATCTTACCTGGCATAAAAGCCTACTTCTTTCCGCCTCGGTTCTTCTTAACAGGAAGAGGCTTAATTGGTGTAGGGGCAGGCTTGGCTTTTGTTCCGCTAATGGAGATGTCTCCATGAGTCATGTTAAAGGCAGTGCCTGGCTCTAGATGAGGTAAGTTTTGTGAAAAGTGCTGCATAGCAAGGTTATGGTGTGCGTTAGCAGCCTCACGGGTGCCTGCGGATCGCTCTCCTTCTAGTTGAAGGTTTTGCTGATGTTGAAGATCCATGCGTTGCATCATGTTCTGGTGCTCTAGGTGCTGCATGTGCATCGCTACTCGCAGGTGTACGTTGCGCTGCAATGCGCCTGATAGACCACCTTGTGGGCTACCCTGCATCCAGTTGCCAACGGCCATCATGCTTGACCCTAAAGACTGATTATCCATGAAGTTAATTATCCCCTATATCGTCCACTGTTGGATCCTCAACTTCATGCGGGATTTCTAGATGGTCCTCAATTTGGATCATTCTTTCCACTACTCGCTCAAAAGTACTCATAATGCGTTCTTGGTTGGCAAACAACTTGTCTACTACATCTTTAGTAGACTTGCCTCCATTATTGCTTAATTCTCCATCTAGTTTATTTAGGCGCTCCATTACTCCAGGAACACGGTCTCTTCCAGGCTCCGCCTCTTCTCCTGACCAATCTCTCATGAACCTGTCTATCCACTCACTAAATCGCTTGATCTTTGCATGCAAAGGTTTAAAGATTTGGTACAAAGCAACGGTGGCGGCAAGTATGCCGCCGATCGCTGTTAGAGTAATGGCTAGGCTGTTGCTCATGAGATGTTGATATTACTTTGCAGGCTCTACTGGTGCTGCAGGTGCTGTTGTTACTGCAGGTGCTGTTGTTGCCTCTTCTTGTGCAATTTTTGTAGTAATGCGCAATGCAAGTGGGCTTGCCCATGGGTACTTCTCAACAAGTGCCCGTGTTGCTGGAGCGGCTACTGCGCCGACTGCAGCGTAGGCAAATGATGCAAGATTAAACTTTGGGTGTGTTGATGCAACTTCATTTTTAGCGTATTGAACTACGAATGCTGTTTCAACAGCAATGAATGCGTGCCAGTAAGACTTAACTAGCGCTGATTGTTTAGATGTGAGTTTCATGCTTCTCCCTTGGTATGCCCTCAAGAGAATTATGACAAACGGTTTCTGGAAAAGAAGATTAAAGAGGGCGCCAGTTTTTGTTGATAATCTGTGAATCGTTTGTAGACGTGGAGTTTACTGACTCACCCTCAACACCTTTGCCTGGATTAGACCATGTCACTATAGAAGGATTGGCTACAGACTTAACAAAAGGCTCAACATACTGAAAGTGTTGTTTGATACTAGTACGGTTATTAACCTTGAGAACCTTACGATTGAGTTGTTTACTCATGCTGGGCTACCACCAGCGGCACCTGCAGCAGACGCTGCTGTCCCACCCTGTCCCAGACCGTTTGCAACATTGAGTCCCATGGCACGTTCGGCAACTGCTTTGGCAGGCCACTGCGCTGCTGCTACTGCTGTTCCTGATACAAGATTACCAGCGCCCATCGTTCCAACAACATAAGGATAGGCTTGACGTTGATTGTTACCTAGCGTTCTGTTACCAACGTACCCAGACTGACGTCGGTCTGCACGGGCGGTATGAATACGCTGAGAAGACTGGACGCGTCCCGCGTTCTGCGCTACGGCTCGAGATAAGTTACTCACTTTGGCGCTCACGATCTTGCTTAAACTCAGTTGGGTCAACCTGGGGTCCTACGCTGTAATTGCCATAGGTACCGTTTACTCCGCCAAACATCCCAAGACCAACATGGTCTTGAAACTCTGGAACAGAAAGGTTATTGATCGCCATGGTTAATGTATCCTTCTGGATCGTAGATCGCTACGGACTGTAGAGCCAACTTGTAACCAGTTTCACGCGCATGATGCCCACAGAATAGAAGTTCCCCTGTTAAAAGCCGAGCACGAACCTTTGCTTGCGCACCGCACTTATCACAGCGATCTAGGGCTGTGAACTCGTCTTGAACGTTTGCAACAGTAGTCACTGTCATAGTTTGCTCCCTTTTTTGCCCAATGTATTGGCATACTATACCCATAGACAAGTTTACCGCTTCCTACCGTTGTGGCCTTTGTGATAGGGTCTACGTAGTACCGTCTTTGGCACGACACTGCGAAACTAAACATTTGGAGGAAGACAATGCTTCAACTAATGAAAAAATTATTCTGTAAACATTTAGTTACAAACTCTGCTTCTTGCCCGTTTACAGGTAACACCTATGTAAGTTGTGCAAAATGCGGAACACAGTTATCCGCAACTAAAACAGTTTAATCAGCCTGGATACCCATGGCTTCTAGGTAGATATCTTTTTCTGACATGATGAAGTCTTTAATCTGCGCTGTACGAGCAGCAATCTGTTCTTCTGTTTGTTTAATGATTTCCTCGTCTAACTCTTCCTTGTTTGCCTCATAATGCTCTACTGCGTAATCTAGTACGGATTGAGCAGAGGCGGCTTTGATCTGTGCGTCTTCCCATCGGGCTTTGGCACGTTCTTCTTTGGTCTGTAAGATAAAAGCGTCTGCTTCCATCTGCTTTGCAATACGTTTTGCTTGTGACTTTGACTCTGCCATTTGATGCTCCTATTAACGTGAATCTGTTTTGTAGAATCCTGATCCTTTGAACTGGATTCCAGGAGGGGATGAATATATCTTAGTCATAGACTCTTGACAACATACGGGAAGAGTGTCATCTCCAAATGATCGGTATAATTCCTGTATGCCACCACAGACACTACACTTAAAGTCGTAGTTGGGCATTGTGCTCCTTATTTGGTAATTTGTGTGTAAATCCTTGTTTCTCCACCTGAGTAGACATCATAGTCTTTTGCTGAGTCTACAGCGATAGTGAGGGCGAGTTTAGCCGCATTAACGTCTTTAAAAATGTCTACTCCACTTTTAACAAGACCAGTCAGGGCGCCCTGAGCAAAGTCTCCACCAGAACCTGAAGTAATAGTTCCACGGACTTCGCGATCAAATGAGTAGTCATCATCAATGATATAGAGTGTTCCTTGTACAGCAATCAAGAACACGGATTCGTGCTGGGCAAAATCTCCATCATCCTTCATGTCGTAACCAGAATCGATGAAGAGTTGGCGCATCTTAGGTATAAAAGTACGTGCCATCCAGATGTCGAGTTCATCAACCGTCATACGCGACTTACGAGGCTTTGGAGCAACCCATGCCTTATGCATTAGATCAAGACCGCGACCCATACCGCAACCAGCAATTAAGATCCCGTTATTGTCGTAGATCTTGTCGCCCTTCATGTTGAGGGCTTTAGCGTCGTTGTAGGTTCCCTGGGTGTCTGATCCCATGGCTACCCAGCCGTTACCCTGAACAGCGGCGATTGTGGTCATTTATCCTCCTGTAAGCGGTGTCATCGTCCCCAGAAGGATACCAGAATTACTGGTAAATTAGGCGGAAGGCTAGATCCCCAGGAGTGGTCAAATAGTCTGGTTTGTCCGATATTGTCCTACCAGCCACGTCGTAGCAGTGGTCGACCAGTTCAGAGCAGATAAACCCGTCTTTTTCGGCTAAACGTTTCAAAACGTACATATTGGACAGAAGTTTGATGCCCAGGATACGAAGGGCTAGAACAAGGATAGTAAAGAAGTCATAAGGTTTTCCCACCAGTTTATGGGCTTCGGCTACTATGGCTGTGCGCTCATCTGGGGAAATGCCCTCATGCTGGTTCCACGCGATAGTTCCTGCAGGGTATTTGGTGACAGGTGAGATAACCACACCTTTAGGGGTGGCCTCTATGACATTGCCGTTTCCGATGTAGACTAGGGCATGGTTCCAACGGCTAAGGGTTCCAATCTGGATAAGACGACCAAAGATGCCAGTGGTGCCTACAACCCCGTAATCTCCGTAAACAGGCTGGTAACTCATTATTTGTCCTCACTGATTAGATTGTGGACGAACTTTTCGGCCTCAAAGTCTGCGGCTGCTGCGTGGTGGATTCCCCCAACACCGCGATGATGGTTCTCGCAGAACCACTCCAAGTTTTCGGCGCTCTCTACCCATGCCCCTACTTCATCGGGGTTACTGACCCCTGGATACGCAGACTCAAGCAGTTTTAAGTCAACGTCGTTCATAAGGCTAAACTCGATATGGCTATGGTGAAGTTCTAGACCACCAGAGCATTCCGACATGTCCCCACGAGCAACACCGAAAGCACACTTAGCGGTTTTCTCGGTTTTACGACGGAACGCGTCAAAGTCCTTGTAGTGAGGATCATCCTCACGGGGTGTATG